GTTTCACCTGGTGCTTTTGTTAAACCACTTGCACTGGTTGTAACTACCGGTACATCTTGTAAAGCTAAAGCTTGTTCAGATAGTTTTTTACCTATATCTTCTACAAAGGGTGCGGGTCTATTTATTATGGTTTCTGTTGACATTATAATACTTCCTCTAATCTTTTCGATGTTTGAAACATTTCTCTAGCGCCATCTAATCCTTGCGATTCTTCTGATACTTCACCTCCGGATTCGAGGTTTTTCATCATGTTATACATGACTTCTGCGCCTTTGTCTATATCTCCCTCACCTGCATTTCTCACAGCGTCTGCAGTGAACACAAACTCATTTTTTGATAATCTTGCAGGTACATCATCAGCTCTTTCCATTCTACCTAATGGTACAAACCCACCTTCAGCTCTTAAATCCATTTCTTGACCATCCATATCAATTAAAGGCATAGTCTTCTTAGCTACCGGTTCTTTGCTAGGCATACCACCTTCTGCTAAATTGTAATTATAAAAATCAAACTCACTACCCATTTGTCTTTTAGTTGTACCTGGTGTTAATTGGTTTGCTGCATAATATGCATCTATATCAAAACCATCTTCTTCTTTTTCTGATAATAAAGGTAGTAAAGATGTAAGAGCAAGTCCACCTTTTAATGTTGGCATCAATCCGCCATAACCTTCAGTTAAACCAAGTTTACCAAATAAACCTTTTTTAGCTGCCAGTTGAGGAAGACCTCTAGCGGCTTGTCCTTTTGCAGTTATACCAAATAAACCTCTTCCAATATTTCCTGGATTAAACATACCTTTACTAAAAAATTTTCCCGTTGAACCAAACGATCCTCCTATAGCACCTAAACCATACATCAATGCAGCTTTACCTATTGGTGATTTAGCAATCTTTTTAACTGCTCTAGTTGCTTTCTTAACTAATTTACCTAAAAAATATTGTTGTCTTCCTGATTCAAGGTCCATGATCCCACCTTCGTAAGGCATGCCACCTTCTGCAAGTGCTGCTCTACCACCTTCATTTGCAAAGAAAGTTGGATCAAACTGTGATCCTAAAATACGAGTAGTTAGTATTTGTTTTGGATCTTGATCATCGTCGTCATCATTACCTACAAAACAATAAGCCGGTGGGTTGGGTCCTTTACAAGGGTCTGTTTGATTATTGCTATCTCTACCTTCTGAATTTTCTAATTTAAATCTATTAGGTTCGTATTTTTCCATTAACCCTTTTATAGAAGTATCTTGATTAGAATTAAAAGGTAATGAACTTATTTCCCCTAACTCATTAAATTGTTTAGTAAGATATTCTTGTGTTAATGGTCCTGCCATTTTTGAACCAAGAAAATCTAAAGTAGGAATTCCTGTTGGTTTAAAAGGATTTGGAATTCTATCTTCATCATAGATGTTACTATTTTTATCAAACACTCCATCTTTTTTATAAAAACCTTCGTCTACATAATCTTGTATAGATTTAATTCCTGTTAATGCATCTAAGTTTAAAGAACGTTTTCCATAATCAGCTCCTTTTGTATCATCAGATACTTGAAATACATCTCTTAATTGTTCAACTGTTAAATCATCTTCATCTTTTACCCCAAGTTCTTTTAATAAATCTGGTGTTAAAAGTCCTGCTGTACTTAATTGATTAATTATATTATTTCTTCTAGCATTATAAATTCTGTTTTGATAAGCTATTTTGTTTTTCTGACTAAGAGACATTGGTCTATAACCTGTAACAATGTTATTGAACTGTTCTTGATAATTTGACTGGCCTTTGTCAAACATTTCTTTTGTTACTTTTTTATCTTCTTCTTGTAATGTTTTAAATAATTCTTTCTGTTCTTTTGTAGTTGTAGGTACATTTGAACCTCCATCACCACTTCCACCTTGATTACTTGGTCCTGTACCTGCACCACCTGCTACACCACCAGTTGATGGATCTCCTCTACCTTGATAACCACCAAGACCTTTACCTTTTTCACCATAGCCTCCTCCATAACTTCCACCAACGTACGCACGTCTACCATCTTTACCCATTACACCACCAAAAGCTTTTTCTTCTCTTTCCTTTTGTAGTATCTGTTTGTATTGCTGTGCGTTTGTTATGGCCATTGTGCTATTCTATTTTGTTTTACCAAAAATATCAAGGCTCGGCATAAGAACTTTTATATCTCTTCGAATGTCTTCTTCAGGTATACCTTTAGATTTCCATTCATTATCGTCCTTATATTCTTCACCTGTTTTAAGGTTAGTTATTTTTTCTATTATTTTCTCTGGTTTTATGACTTGCATTTTTCCTCCTATGTTCTGTCAAATTCTAGTATTGATACTGTGCCTTCAAATATATCAGCTGTCGCTGCTTGTAATTGTAATTTGTCACTCTCTTCCAATATAATTGTACCATCAGATATAGACTTAGAGTTACCTGTGTTAACAGTATGCTCCGCAAACTGATAAGCTCTACCTGCAGAGGTATCATATATAAAAGCTTTTATTTCCGTGTTCCCTGCTCCAACATTAGCTACATGTATGTTTTGTATGATTGCTCTAGACTCAGAAGGTACAGTATAAATATCTGTAGCATCTGTTGTAGTTAAATCAAAGTTTGCGTTTTTATATCTATTAGCCATTATGTTGTACTTCCACTACTCATGAACCAAGTAAATCTTTGTTGTTCATCTCTTAAATCTTGTTGAAATGTAGAGTTTAGTTTCTCAATCAATCCGTCTAAATCTCTAACTAAAGAATCAGCATCTTGTTGTTTATATTCTTTTCCTGGTCTTGTAAATACTACCGTTACTTTAGCCATTATCTACGTCCATCTGGTTGTGTATCTAATCTAAATGTACCAAGCTTCCAACTTTGATTAGCTGCTGTGTTAGCTATTTTTAAAGACATAGCTCTTGCTCTTGCTCGTGTATCTACTTTCTCGGTAGAACTTGTTATTGTAAATGGTCCAAGAGGTGAGCTTGCTTGAGAACTATTTGGATAATTTCTTAATTGTAAAGTAACTTGAGTATTACCTGTTTGAGATAAAAAGTCAGGTATAAATCTTCTTATCTTCATAATAAATTCACCATCTCCTTGAAACGTTGCAACACCTGTTTGTTGACCGGTAGATGATCTTGATTGAGTAATATCAAAATCTCCAGATTCAATATTAGAGGTAATTACATTTACTCCACTTGCTAGTGCTTCATCCGTTCCTTTTTCATGTTCAAAGTATATTGTACTACCTTCAGTATTACCAACAACATCAAACGATGCATCATCATCTGCAGTAAAACTAGTTGCGTGTGGTAAACCAAATACAGATGAATCTTGCCATGCTCCACGGGCCAAGGTTCCTGTTGTCCAAACAGGTCTATTAGGACGGGAGTCCATATAATTGTAAGTTACACATCTATTAATAACCGTTGAACTTTCTGTGCAATAGAACCAAGTAATTTCACCAAACAAATTATTTAATCCAACATTAATTAATTGATTAGCTGTTGTGTTTAAATCATCATAAACAAAGTCCTCTACCAAACATGTCATGGTCTCAAGGTTACCAGAGTATTTAAAGAAACCATTTTCTGAAAACCAATACGCAGCACCATCTACTTCTAATGCAGCGTTCTGTCCAATCAATCCGCAGTTCGTTCCTACTTGTTGGAAACCAAAAGTAAATGGTTGACCAATAAATCTCATGGTAAATAAAGACGTATCTGTCCAAACATAGATCGCATCTCTACCTCTAACCGCACCTACAATTTTAGATCCATCAGCTAGTCTTTGTGTACCTGCTGTGTTGACGGCTGTTGGTTGATATGTATTTATATCTTCTTGGTTTGAGAATCTTATAAACATTTCATCTTGTGTAGAAGGTGTTCCAATAGTTGTTTCCGTTCCAAAAAATACTAAGTGTCTATCCGGTGTTGATACTAACATATCACGTGATGCTGTTGGTGCACCTGATATTATAGTTGCTCTTATTGTTACAGCGTTTGTTGCGTTAGAGTCCCATTCAAATACTTGTGCGTTATGAATTAGTGCAATTACTTTATCTCCAAAATTATCAATAGACCATAGACCTGGATCAACAACTAAGTCACCCGATGCAGCCTCACCCCATGCAATATAATCTGAACTGTTGGTTACTGTTGCACCATTTGAATGTGTTGCAGCTGTTGTATTTCTAACTCCTCTTGTAACACCTGTTAAAGTATTACCAGATATACCTGTGTATGAAATTTCTTCTGATCCTATTTGCACAAAGTTTGTACCTGAAGTTGGAAACAAAGATGCGTCTGTTAATACAACAGTTGTTGTAACTGCATTAATACCACCATTTAAAGTTGTGGTTGCTTCTCCTGTTACAGTTCCACCCCATGCAGCTAAACCCCAACCAAAACCAGGTAATTGTTCTGCAGGTCCTACTGGATAATAATGTTGAACTCTAATACCACCAGATGTTGTAGCACCTGAACCTGTCTCATTAGATGGCATTGTAATAGTTAAAGTGGTAGCTGTTGGTACACTTGTTACCATAAATTTTTTATCATCAAAGTCTGACGCTGAGTAGTTAGAGTTTGTGATAGCTGTAAAATTATCTAAAAGTATAATATCATTTTCTTGAATGTTGTGGTCCGTGCTAAATGCTAAAGTGACTGTTGCAGAACCATTCGTTGTACTAAATGCGTTAGTTAATGTTGTAGTAGTTTTGATAGGGTGAATGTCGTAGAATACACCCCCTGTGTAAGCGTATAAAATTCTGTTTGTACCTATAATTGCAAACTTATTACCAGATTTATTGACTAAATGATGTAAAGCTCTTGCAGCTCCTGTAAGTTTAGACTCACCTAACTGTGACCAGCCACCTATTTTTTCAGGTGTACCATATCTAAAACGTACATTATCACCACCTACCCATTGTCCTTCAGCTGTGGTTTCTGTAATCTGTTTGTTGAACCCTGGTTGGAATCCTATTTTTTGTAACATATAACCTCATTATATATTAAAAAGCCCAGCTTACAAAAGAGTATCGGGTGCCTTTTATTGTTTCCCTTACCTCATGCGGATACATAAAGTTAGATGGAAATAGTAGTATATCACCTGTTTTTAACTCAATTTTCTCTCCTCTGCAATAAAATTCACAGCCCTCATAGTCTTCATTTAGATTAGCTACAATAGATACTATCGGAACACCTTTCATTTGACCATCAAATATACTGTGTATATGATCATAGTGTTCTCTCATCATGGTGCCAACTTGATATCTGTTAAATCTTATTGGACTAAACTTACTGAGCCATGGTCCTTGAGTCTTTTCTCCTGGTGTACTATGCTTTTCTTGATACTCACCTAATGCTTTAACTAAATATGGTGTTATCTTTGCTTGTTGTTCTTTAGTACAACTCATGACATCTAACTCTTTTGTAGGTTCAGATGATGTTGTGCCTGATGCATAATTATTCCAAGTATGTTTTTTCCAAATACCATTATTGCATTCATCTATTAATTGTTCACATACTTCTTTTGGTATGTGGTTCTTTACGTATATATAACTTTTAATTGTGCTCATTCATTAACCTCCTAATATCTAAATGAGTTAGTGATTTTTCTGATCCTATTACATCAATACTAAAAGTATTAAAGGATACACTTATTCTATCTTCGTCACCTTGATTAATAGGCACGCTATGTTTTAGTGAAGATGGAAATAATATTAATTCACCTGGTTTACAAGGCAACATAAAAGACTCAGAGTTTACATGATTGTATTTTATAGGATCTAGTTTCATACCGTCTTGATTTGTTTTTGAAAATTGTATTGGTGGTAGTTTTTCATTTATTTGAAAATACATTACACCAGACACTATACTATTTGGATGCACATGTTCATGATGCTTGGATCCTTTAGGATTTCTATTGGCCCAACATTGAGTAATCACTAATCTTTGTTTTGATTGCATTACATTCTTAGTAAATTTATCTACAGCCTCACCCAAAAAGTTTTTTATGTTTTTTAATTCTTCATTGCGTAACAAGTACGAATCATCAGATCTATAATTACCGTTTTGTTGTTGCTCACGATAACTAATAGTTTTTAAATACGCTAGTTCTTTATCAATTGGTTCTTCGTAAGGTACAATTAATAAAGGTGTTGGAAACAGCTGTAATAGTTCTTCTTTCATGTGTAAATTGTATATAACATTAATTAAAATTTAGTCAATATTATAGGCTAAAGTAATTCTAGTATTTTTATTATTTTTTTCTACGTAATGCTGTAAATAACTTCTAAATATTAATAAACTATTGTTTTCTGGTCTCATTTTGACTGTTTGATAAGATAAATGATTTAGTCTTACAACTCCTTTGAGTGGTCTCATATCTTCATAAGGATGTTTAAATATAGTAGCAGATCTATCCTCAATATTATTTTCTACTTGTGCATAATAAATAACTGAAAAAGTATAACCTGCATGATTATGAAATTCTTGATAATCGTTTTTATTGTATATGTTAAACCATCCATTAGATAATTTTTCATATTTATGATCTGACCCTAAAGTTTCGTTATATATATTAACATGTTTTAATATTTCTTTATTGAGATTATTAAAATTTTTATCTTTAATTATATCTAAAGTTCCTAAACTATTAAAAGTATTAACTAACCATTCAGAACCACCTTTTTTTGTTTTCTGTTTGGTGTCTAAACAATATTTAACTATATCTGATTTATCTAAATTAGATAATATGTTTTCTTTATAATAAAAAGTAGTTGGAAAATATTGTATAATCTCTTTCATAGAGACTGTATAACATATTAATTATGAAAGTCCACCGTGAGAACCAGAACTTCCAGCTCCTTCAGAGTGCCTTGTAGTCAAATTTCCATACTCTACTGCATTACCTGTTGAAGCAATTGTTATTTTATTTACATTTGTTTGACCTGGTTCTCCTCCACAAAATAAACCTAAAGTAGAATTACTTATTCCTATCAATCCTTCTGTAGGAGAGTATGCTAGATCACCAAAATCTGTTGTGTTACCAGTAGAAGCTATGGTTATATAACCCATTTGATTTCCACCTCCACCTCCGTTTCCTCCGCCATATACTCCTCTTGTAGAAGAACATACTCCTGCATTTAAAAGACTTCCTCCAGCAGCAATATCACCAAAATCAGTCATGTTTCCTGTTGAACTAAAAGTTATGTATTGAATAACGTCAGATCTACCTGGGTTACCTCCACCCATCACAACACCTCTTGTTGTAGAGTTTACATTATTTGATCCACCACCTAAGGCAGGAGAAATCATATCCCCAAAATCAGATGCATTACCAGTTGATGCTATTGTTATGTAATCTATAACATTGGTATAACTTGGATCAGTACCTCCACAAAATAAACCTCTAGTGTCATTATTTATTCCAGGGTTTCTACCTCTAGCAACAGTTAAGTCTCCAAAGTCTGTTGTATTTCCTTTGACCGCTATTTCAAAATATTCAATTACATTTGATATTCCTCCAGGAACATCACCACCACCATGAACTACTCTTGTTGATGTAGAAACACCACCACCTGTTCTTGGTGTTGATAAATCTCCATAATCTACAAATTGTCCACCAGCGTTTATAGTTATAAAATCTATAATATCGGTGAAGCTATTTTCTTCTCCACCCATACCAAAACCAATATCGGTTGAGCCTACATAAGCTGTTGTCCAGTTATCTCCAGATATTTTTTTATAAACTTCTTTCATGTTCCAAACTTTTCCTGAATTAGACATTATGCTAAACCTCCATGATTACTACTTGCACCGCCTGCAAAATTGGTTGCAACTGTAAGATCTCCAAAATCTGCTGTGTTACCTGTAGTGCTTATTGTAATATAATCTATAATAGTTGACCTAGCTCCATCTGAAGGAGCACAAATACCTGTAAACAATCCTTTAGTAGTATCAGTTAAACCACAAATACCACTATCATTATATAAAATTGCATGGTCTCCAAAATCTGTAGCATTACCTGTTGAGGCCATAGTTATATAATCAATTACATTAGCTGGACTAGAAGGTGAAGAATTACCTCCACTCATTACTCCTCTGGTAGAGGATGTTACACCTCCACAAAACTGTCTGTTAATTGTCATATCTCCAAAATCTGTTGCATTACCTGTTGAAGCTATTGTTACATATTGTATTATATTTTGTGATGAAGGATCATTTGTCCCAAAAAATATACCCCTAGTAGGTGTGTTTAAATTTCCACTAGTGTATTGTGTGTATCCCACTAAGTCACCAAAATCAGTGTAATCTCCTTGGCTATCTAACGAAACATAATCTATAACGTTTGACGTACTTGGAGTATTTCCTCCCGCACATAAACCTCTTGTGCTATTAGATACTCCTGCAACTCCTCCTCTAGCAACGGTTAAATCTCCATAATCAGTAGACGTTCCACTACTTGCAAAAAAACATTGATCAACAACATTACTTCTAGTAAAGGCAGGAGCTGTTCCAGAACCTCCTTGACATAATGCTCTTAAAGAATTTGAAACACTACTTGCATTTCTATGAACACTACCACCAGCTAAATCACCAAAATCTGCACAATTTCCAAAAGTGCTAATTATAACACTCATTACAGTATCTGTAGCAGGACCAGGAGCAGATCCAATAGAACCTCCCATAACTAGACCTTTACGATTATTAGAAACAGATGATGAAACATTAATAATACCACCCATACCTGAGTGAGATGAACAGTAATAATATAAATAGATTGGCGTATTACTTGTTACTTCTATTTTAGTCCAAGCAGTTGCTGAACCTGGTGTACCAGATGTTGTAACACCTGTTGTGTATTCTGATCCAGAGTTATGTGTACCATCAGATGTTTCTGAAAATCTTAATGGGTGTCCTGAGTTAGAACTGTCATCTTGATTGAACTCGTACGTGCAACCTGGAAATAAAGTTACATATGTTTGAAGTATACCATCCATATAGTATTTGTTTCCTGAACCAGGGTTCACGACTGTCACATTATATGTAAATGTTGTTGATCTAGCCACCTACTAACCCTCCTTGACCATTCGATGTAAGACCAGGAGTGTCTACTGAAAGTATTAAATCACCGAAATCAGTAGCATTACCTGTTGATGCTATTGTTATATATTGCAATGTATTTACGTTGTTTGAACCATTATATCCACCAGCATAAACACCTCTTGATGTATTAGACAAATTACCTCTACCTTGTACTGAAAGAGCTGCTAATAAATCTCCAAAATCTGTGGCATTACCAGTAGATGCAATAGTAATATAATCCATAATATTTGAAACAGATCCTGTGTCTCCGCCTCCCCAAACACCTCTAGTATCAGACCCCACAGCAGCGACTTCATTTCTAGCTGTAGTTAAATTACCAAAATCTGTTGCGTTACCAGTTGTTGATATTGTTACATAGTCTAAAACATCGGAATTAGGACTAGAACCTCCTCCTCTTATGGCTCTTGAATTTGATGCTAAAGCTCCTCCTTGAGAAACTGCAATTGTGCAATCTCCAAAATCTGCTGCATTACCTATAGATGCAATAGTTATATAATCTATAGTGTTAAGTCTAGTAGGTGTTGCACCTGCCATAAATAAACCCCTAGTATTATTATTAGCACCTGAAGTAAATCTACCTGTTGTTAAATCTCCAAAATCTGCTGCATTTCCTTTTGTAGAAAAAGTTGTGTAATCAATAACTGCTGAAGCTGTAATTACTGGAGCTGCATTACCTCCACCTATTATTGATCTTGTTTTACCACCAATACCACCTGAACCTTTTCTAAATTGTGATAAATCTCCAAATTCATTTTCATTACCTGTAGAAGATATTGTAATAAAACCAATTTGAGATTGTCCAACAGGGGTAGCTCCACCTGAAATTAAACCTCTATCCCCACCATTTTCTTGAAAAGGTAATGGTCTTGTTCCTTGATACCCGTCGTTTAGTCCGCCGTGTGAGTTACTAGTGCTAGCAATATTATCATCTGCAATTAGTAAATCTCCAAAATTCGTTCCTGTTCCTCCAGTTGTAATTA